CAGCCGAACCCACAAAGAGATTAGGGTGCACGTGCCGGCAGAGGAGCGCGAACCAGCATAGCCGTTGGGTAGGACGGAAGTGGTAGGCGAGGCAGGGATCGAACCTGCAACCCCGGACTTAGAAGGTGGAGGATCGCGGAATTTCGGTCCGTGCTTGAAACCGTAATCCCGCAAAACCACCTAAGATCCATTACCAAAGCGCCGACAAGCCGCGTTTGAAGTTGCAACAACTATATCGCATTATTCTGTGGGAGTTTTCCATAAGGTTACGACTTAGGTACACGGGCCAGCATCTAAGCCGTTCGGCGTACCGCCGCAATGTGCCAGTGGCGCGGCTCGATCGCATTGACGACAGACATCTTCGCCTCCATCCGGATATGCGAATAATGATCCAACATCTGCCGTGAGATGTGGCCCGCGACGGCCATCACTGTTTTTTCAGGCGCTCCACATTCAAGCATACGGGTAATCACCTGGTGGCGCAGATCATGAGGACGCAGCCATGGAAGCTTCGCCGCAATGCGCAGCTTATCGAAGTTGGCGCGGATCCAATAGCGCGAGGCTGGCCGCGCCGGGTCGTATTTGTTGCGCTTCACGCGGAAAGGGAAGAGGTAGTGCTCCCGATCCACGGAGCCACGCTTCGCCGCGCGCGCCAGGCACCGCGCGAACATCGCCGCCGCCGTCTCATTGAGCGGAATGCGCCGGCCGCGAAACTCGTTCTTCACCCGGTCGGACGGGATGAGCACCTCTGGCGGGCTCGACAGCAGGTCGACATGCTTGATCTGCAGCTGGCGCAGCTCGCAGCCGCAGGCGCTCGTATTGTTCGTGATCGACGCGACTAGGTAGGCCATCTCCAGATCCGGATCCCCTGCCGCTACCTCGAAGAGCCTGCGCTCTTCCTCTGGCTCCATCACGCGCGGAGGCGTCCAGCGCGGTATTTGCAGTGGCTGATAGTAGGGCTTGAGTTTCTGCCACAGGCCAGCATATTCGAGCACCTGAGAGAGCGAGTTGATCTCATGATTGATGGTTCCGGCACCCGCGGTGCGCTTCCACATCGCGTCCGCATTCGCCGCTCGCGTGCGCTGATATTCGCGTAGATGTCCGGCGCTAATCTCGCCCAGGTGCAAGTCGCCGAAAAATCGGTCGAGCGCGATGAATTGAGTTTGGAAGGCCTCAATGGTGCTTGGCCGGACGTAGGGTCTGCGCCATTCGACGAACCGCTCACCGGCGGATCGGATGGTCATGGTAGAAATCGCGCTGTCGATACTGAGTAACCTCTCGTTTGCAGCTTCACACGCTGGACATTCCCGGTGATCCAGGGTGTGCTGACGAGACGGACTCCATATCTTCCGTTTCCTCACAAGAACTCTGGTTGAGGGGGTAGGGGCGTATTCACTTATCATCGGAGACTCCTTCGGAGAGAGTCCAACTTTATACCTTAGAGCACCAACGGACACAATCGTTACCAAATGCACAACAGGGTGCTGGGCACACGGCCAGAGTTCTTTATTCGCTCGCCGTCCGCGCAGCACTAACGCGCAAAGAACCCCGCCTGCGCCCCCATGCGAAGGGGAAGCAGAGCGGGGCTCCGTGTGCGGCTCATTACGATTCTCCGCGACTCCTTTCTCTCGGTCCTGCGCGGACGGCGAGGGCTTATGACCAGACGACGGCCTGCACGGCGGCGACAGTGGTTGCGGCCATAACCTCGGCCCCCAGCGTGGCATGCGTGGCCTGCTGGGACTGAATCCACGCCTTGGCATCGACGCCGACCTGCTGAATCTGCGCTGCGGTGTGGGGAGTAAATGCCCAGACGGCCGGAGTTCCAGTCGCGCAATAAAACAGCGTGGTGAAGGTGCTTGGCACGCCGGGCAGCATGGATGCTACGACAGACGCTGTGAGGTTGAGCTGGTCGGTCTGCCCCGATGGATAGAGATGCGCCGAGCCGAGAGCCGACGAACTGAATCCCCCGATAATGGCCTGCTTGGCATTGTTGCTGAGCAGGGTAAGCTGCTGCTGCTGTGCCTGATATAACTGCACGCTCGGCCATGCCTGCTGCAACTCGGGGATGGTTGGCTGCGGGCCGAGTTTGGTCGTGTTCCAGTTGCCTAGCGTGGGCGTGGTACTGCCCTGCGTAAAGTAGAGGTAAAAGTCCGCGCCCTGCGCAGCCGTGGGGTAGAGGAATCTGATAATGGCCGAATAATCCATGTTGTTACTCCTTTATGCTTTCGGGTGCATGGCGGCCATGCCCAGAGAGGTGTGAATCTTCTTCAGCGCGCTGAATGTAGAATCCTGCAAGCTCAGTCCGACACTCGCCGGGAACGCGTCAATCAGCGGTTGGGTGAGGTGCTCGGATGGATCGTGCAGTTCAGGGAACGCCAGATATTGTGCTGTGAACTCCGTCTCCATATCTGCTGTCGGTCCCATGACTACGACCAGCATGTTCGCGTGATCGGGCGGTATAGTGTGCGTATGCCACTCGCGCCGTGAGACAGCACAGGCGGTGGTGATAGCCGCCTGTGCCGTTATTGGTGCTACGAAGTACAGTTTGTTTCTCATGGCGAGTCCTCGGTCTAAATCTTCTGGAAGTTGTGACTGTAGATGCGACGATCCGCCGTTGTTCCGGCTGCGAAGGTGCGGCCACCCACAGAGATGAAGTTGACCAGCCTTGCTCCGGCTGGTTCTACATGGCATCGCGCCCAGACACATTCAGTGCCGTGGCCCGAATCAGTCAGAACCATGCTGCCATCCATTGCAACAGCGAGGCACGACGACCCATCTTCCAAGGTGAACGGAGTTGAGATGCTAACGATAAGTTCGTGTCCAACGTCCGTCCAGACACGCACACAGGGCTGTAAGCTGACACCATCATGCTCAACTGGAAACTCTCCGTCTGTGCAGTCCAGCACATCTCCTATGACGAGATCGCCAACCTGCACGCCGTCGTAGACAAACATCTCCAGCGCGGGGCACCCTTTGGGAACGCCTGCACTCCCTCCGCTCGACGTTCCGCCGCTGCCGACTGCGGCTGTGGATGCCTGCATCCCCGGCCCACCCGTCAGCAGCGCGATGTTGCCGTCGAGACCGAGCACCGTGACTATTGTCAGGTTGCTAAACGTCGTGGCTGTTGCCGCCGACGTAGTGGCGGAGATCATCCACTCACCAAGCGTTGAGGATGCTACGTTCAGGCTGCATCCAATGTCATAGGTGGTACCCGTTGCCAACCCGGTGAACTCATAGCTGCCTGCGCTGATTACTGTAATAGAGCCGTCCGAACGATACAGGTCAAACGTCACCCAACTCACTGTGATGGTGTTATAAGTGCCCGTGTAGGTAAACGCAAGGTTGCCAAACCCCGTGAGTCCGCCCTGCTTATTTAGGGATGAGCTACTGCCTGATGTTACAAGGCTTGCAATGGGTGTGATGGCTGCTGCAGCCACGCCGCCTAGCGATGCAGCGTTGGGGTTGCCATACGACGCAAAGATATTGCCCACTTGCGAGTTAGACAGGCATGTCCCAAGCCACAATGCCACATCCTGCATGTTGATGCCATTTGAGCAATAATTCCATCCGCTGGCTAAGTTGGGCCAGCTAGTTCCAAAAACTGAGCCAACGATCCATATACTCAACGCCCCGCTGTTCGGTGCTGACCCCGTGCCCACCACTAATCCATCGACAAACAATGTCAACGTGTTGTAGTTGTACGTGCAGGCAAGATGGTGGGGCACGCTCCAATTCGGCGCAGAAGCGGAAACTGCCTCATTCAAGCCATTTCCGTATGTCCCTGCATGTACGTAGCCGGATGAATCTACAAACATTACGGGGTTGTACCCTGTAGGTGCGTATCCAGCCGGACTAGCGTTAGCATTTGCAAATATTCCTGCGACTCCTCCCTGCGGCGGTAGATTGCCGCCAAAGTAGACCCACGTCATCACCGTCCACGATGTAGGGGACCACAGGGAGGCATACCATGCGGCCTGACCGTAAACGTAACTCCCTGCAATCGCATCTCCGGGTGCTGGGGATTGCACCGCTATTCCTGACGACCCACCGGAACCTATAAATAAAGACAGGTTCACTGGTCCCGTACCGATGTCCGTCATGGAGTTATTATCCAGCGGCCAGAAGTTTGTTGGCGCAAGATATAGGATTGCGGCCTTACCACTCCTCACAGGCAGACCATTCGCGAGCGTTGTTGCCAACTGGCGCGAGTAAGTGCTGCCGTTAGATAGAGTGTCTAATGACTGGTTGCTCAGCGATGCGGTTGTGGCACTTTGGTTCAGCGATGTAACATCCGCACCCCATTGGCCTGTTGCACCATACGGTACGCAGGTCACACCCTCTAAATAGATATCCCCGCCAGTAGTTCCGTTGCTGCATATCTGTATGGATGCGAAGAGGCCACCTGGACACACCCACTCGAAGCTGTAGTTATTCTCAAAGTTATAAGCGAAGGGTAGGTAGATCGTGGTGTAAGAGCTACTTGAGGCCCAGCCCTGCAATCCTGTTGAGGCTGACCCATAATTGACACGCATCACCGGGTTTGGGCTAACTGTAACGCCCCCATAAAAACCTGTGACAGTTATCATGTATGTTGCACCACCAACAACACTAAACACTGGCGTCGCTGCAAAGTTCTCGCCGAGATTAGATGCGTAAATGAGAATAGCGTCACTCCATGCACCAGGGCCGCCGCCTAGACTGTAGGTTGCCCCACTGAGTACCCATCCCTGAGTGTTGTCGAGAATGAAAGTACCGTTTGGAACTATGCTCTCACTAGACCCTGTGTAGACGATAGCCTGCTGCGCCGTGACATCCGCGCCCGCCTGTGACGGCATCAGAGTTGCGATAGGTGTGATGGCTGCGAGTGTTGTGGTCGTGCCTTGAACGGTCGCACTAGCCGATAGATACGCCGGTGTCGTTGAAGTACTTGCCGTAATAATGCCCTGTACGCTGCTGGACATCGCACCATGCGCCAACCCTGCTGTCGAGTTGGTCGCACCGACACCAGCAATATAGGCCGTCATCGTGCTACCCGGCTGGATCATAGGAGCCGCTGCAAGTAGGACACCACCAGAGGAGATTGTGCAGGCATTCGTGTCGAAGAGCAAGACCACGTTGACAGCCGTCCCAGCCGCAACACCAACGGGGCTGAATGTAAAGGTGATGCTGACGCGGCCCGTCTGTCCTGGGGCCTGGGTGACCGTAACATAAAAGGTTGTGATGGATGGGTTATATAGTTGCCATACCGGAGTTCCAGCCGTCACATAATATGTGTCGATAAATCCGCTGAGTGTATAGGTCTGTCCAGCAACCAGCTGGAACGGCGTGGATTGCGTACACTGATACGTTCCACTAGCAGCAGCAGAGACCATCAGCGCCATGCATCCCGGTACAGGGCTGGCAGGATCAGGATTACTGGTGGAGATGGCATCCACCACCGACCATTCAGAGCCGGGATTGCTCCAATATGCTGACGGGCCGATGCCGAACTGGAGGTTGCTGTCGGGTACGAGGTTTATAGCTGGAGTCGCGTATATGGCAGTCGAGTTTATGGTGGCAGCGATGGCGCTCAGCAGGGCAGACTGCGCCGAGTAGGCCGCCTGCAAGTCGGCGGACAAGGTTGCACCATTGATCGTGGTGTAGTTCGTGGCCACATTCCATGCGACAGGGCTTGTCAATGTGGCTAGATACGCATTCAGCGTGGCGAGGGCAGCGTCATACACCGCATGAGAAACCCCTACCGCTATCGCCTGACCGTCGTTCTCCGATTGGACTTCATTCAGAGCAGCCACGTCTGCCGCGAGCAATGCCTTTTGTCCTGGCGTCAAGACGCTCTCAGCCGAGAGGATGGCCAGTAGAGCATTAGCGGCGTTTGCATCTGCCTGAGCTATGCCTGCATTGGTTAGAGCCGTGTTCCCCGCCGAAATAGTCGTTGCGAGTACGGTGGAAAGCAGGTTGCCTTCGCTACCATAGTAGACATCGGCAGCGCTCACATTGAGCAGCGTGTCGCTGACAGTCACCGGTCCCACCTGGTTCCACTCCGAGCACAGCCCCGTCTGACGCACCGCCTGCACGCGCACATAGACGATCGTCCCATCACTCAGCCCGGTGATGGAGAAGGATTTGGAGGTACCGTCAATCGTCGTTACGGCGTTCCAATTCACCTCGTCCGTCGAGACCTGGACGTTGTAGTGTCCGCCGTCGACTACCATGCCATCGGGTGTCGGTGTGGATGTGGTGCCCGCGCCGGTGGCAGTGGAGACGGTCGGCGGAGTCCAAGTCACCAGGATTGCCGGCGTGGAGATGCCCACCGAGGTCGTAACCATTGTGGCCGAACCGGATTCAGCCACTAGGTTCGTTACCGGGGCGCACAGCGATGCCGTCGGCGCGGATTGCGACATGCCCGTGGGGGTGTTGGCGAGCTCATCGGTGATGACCGTGGTGCCCTGGCTCACATCGTTCAGCAGCACGGTGCTGACGGCAGCGTATCCGGCTGGCGATCCGGCCGCGATCACGTCGGCGGCTGTGATGTTGACGCACCACTCGTAGATGCTCGGGTCTGTCTCCTGGATACCGATCTTGTAGGTTGGGGCGCTGATCTTGTCACCGCTGGTCCCGGCCTCGAGGGAGGCACTGACAACAGTGAACAGCTTTTGTGTCCAGCCATAGCGGGGATAATCAAATGCGATGTTATCTACGGGCGTGATGTTGTAGTTCTCGAGCGACAACGTCAGCGAACCCGTACCCTGCCAGCGGTTGCGCCGCAGCATGATCTTGGAGAGGCGCTGGCAGCAGGCGTGGGAGATAGTGAGCGGGTAGTTGACGTTCTGGATGTACTCCACGCCGCGATCCTGCGTCAGCCACTGGTTGGTGCCGTAGTTGCGCGCCGGATTCTCCAGATACGGAACCATGTCCGTCTTCTTCCACTGCGCGTTGAAGTTCTGGAACAGGCTCGTGTTCTGATAGACGTCGATGTTTGGACCCATCGTTGTCGTGAAGGCGGCCGGCGAGATGAACTGCGCCCGGACCTCGTTGAAGAGCTCCCGCGCTTTCTTCTTCGGGCTGTAGCTCATGGGCGCGACCATGGAGCTCGCGGTCAACACGCTCGCAGGCGTGCCGTACCAGACGCCCGGAAAGATGTTCCACTGTCCGCCGATATAGCTGAGGCTGCCGGCCATCGCCGAGAGCATGTTGCTGATCACTTCGCCGGAGGCCTGGCTGGAATCGATGCAGCCGTTGATCTCAAACTGGTTTTCGACCGTGACGGTATAGCTGTTAGGGGCATCGGCACCATCGACACCCTGGTAATTCATGGTTTGCGGGTTCTGCAGCAAGATCTGCTCGTCGCAGATGTTGGCCGCCGCGACCAGCTGCTCCATGTTGATGTCGGCCCACAGGAAGCCCGCGCCAAACTTGGTGTTGGTGAGGTAGTAGGCCAGAATCAGCGCCGCATTCGCCGTGTAGATCAGGTAGGCCGGGTTGGTTGGGTTGGCCCCTGGAGTGGTGTCCAGCCGCGGATCGTAGATCTGATTGCAACCGTGCACATCCTGGGTCACGGTCGGAGGGCTTCCGGCCCAGTTGGCATTCCACCAATAGCGCAGGATGCTATAGGCCGTATCCTTCAGGACCGCGGTGGATCCCCAGTGCGGGACGCCCCCGTTGTGGAAGCAGTTGGCCATGTAAAACGGGTCTGCTTCGGTCTGGGTGCCATCGTATCGTGCCATCCAGAAACGAGAGTTGCCGTCATAGTAGAAGTTCGAGTATTGCTGCCAGTTCAGGTCGGTGGCTTGAATATTCTGGGTATTGCCGGGGAGACCCGTATTGTTGATGTTGGCGGACCCTGCCAATCCCAGCGTGTTGCCCTCGAGGCCGTTGGTGCCCTCGATCATGAACGCCTCTTGGCCGTTCAGATAGATGTGATCGTAGCTTTCGAGGGGGTGGCAGGCATGGGCAATCACCTCCCACAGCCAGCGGTTGCTGGAACCGGATACGCTGCAGTCCACCTGCGCGCCGCCAATGCGTTGCCGCCCGAATACGGCGATCCAGTCACTCGCCGCCTTGCCGCGAACAGCGAAGCCCGTCCCCTCGCCGAAGCTCAGCTCCTCCGCGATCCCCGATATCGTCAAGTCAGCGCCAATGGCACCGGCCACGATAACCGCACCCTGCAGGATGGCCATCATCGTTGTGCCGACAAACCCTAGAAAGGGCGTAGCCGCACCTGCACTTAGAACTTCAGCAGTAACGGCCCCTGCGATAAGCGCTACTCCAATGATGATCTTCACGGCTAGGCAATCCTCCACGCGCGGGTGCAGTTGCCCCGTGCCTTGATGCGGGCCGTGCCGGTGTCATGGATCCCGATCGCATGGATGCCGTCGAAGTCCATGACCAGCAGGGCAGGCTGACCGCTTTGCGGGTTGAACAGGACATCCCCGCGCTGAGCGTAGACCACAGGGATCTCCGTGAAGCCATTGGCTGCGGCTATCTTGGCGAAATGGGTATCCAGGCCGCCCGCAGCCGCGTACTGTTTCGCCGCGCCCAGCTCCGTGCTGTAGGTTCCCCGCACGCCCTGCGCGATATCGATTCCGGTGATCGCCTTGATGTGATCGCTGACGAACATGGCGCAGTCGTTGGTCCCAAAGGCAAACGGTACCGTGGCCTTCGAGACCACGAACTTGTGCATGCTCTCCTGCCACTGGTAGTGGCGGGGATGGGTTGGGTGCGGGCGCGGCTGGACAAAGGTCGATTTCATTGTGCTCTCTTGCGGGAGGGTTCCCGGCGTGCGGATTAGGAGATCGTGTTGCCCCACAAGGCCACGTAGTCGGCCAGGTCGGCGGTGTACAGGAACCCCGTGTCTCCGGGGTAGAGTTCGGCCTGCTGAGCCTGTGTCCAGCGATAGGTTCGATCACGCTGCAGCTGGGTCAGCCGGTTCTCCACGTCAAGGGATATGGACGACAGACCACTGGCATCCTCCTTTATGGTTATCCCGTCTGTTTGACCGGCGAAGCTCACGATCGGAACGCCGATAACGTTGTTGCTGCCATCCAGCACGACGAACAGGATTTGAACATTGCCGCCTTGCGGTATGTCGGTCAGGGCCTCGGAGATGTTGGTGGGGTCAACACCATTCAGAGTGAGGGTTACACCCTGCGAAATCACGCTATTGGCCTCTGTAATGGCCGATATGTTGGTCAGCGAACCAAGGCCGAGATAAGTGTTTCCGTTGTAGACAACGGTGCCGTATCCGGTCCAGGCGTAGACCATGCCGCTGAGGGTTTCAATGCTCACCAGCGTGCCCATGCGGAGATTGCCGGTTGCCATCAGCGCTAAGACGGTGGGGTCGATGCCTCTGGGCATTAGAGCGCCTCCATGGCCTGCAGGGTGGGGAAGGTATACAGCGCTTTTACCGAGTAGCTCCACTCGCGGTCGGGCTTCGCCAGCCGGAAGAGTCCCTGCGTGTTGGTGGTGATAATAGGGGTACCGGCGGCGGGAGTGTCGCGGAGCTGGGGGAAGATCGAAAGGGTGGCTCCGCCCGTGCCGTTGGAGTTGACCGCCTCGAGGATCTTGTACAGCCGGTAGCCGATCTGGATCGAATCACCGGGAAGAAACAGGTTGTTGGCCGAGGCGGGAAGGCCTGCGACCACGATGCTGTTCAGGGTGGTGGCTGACTGGAAGGTCATTCCGGTGCCCGCATAACTTCCCAGCGGGCGGGCCTCGATCAGATTGCCGATCAGGAAGACGTTGGTGTTGCCCTGCAGCTCCAGCAGGAAGGCCTGCCAGGGTTGGGCCTGGGCGCGGGTCATGGCAGGGAAGGCAATACTCAGCGTCCACCACTGCGCTGCCCAGTTATACACGCTGGTCGCTCCCGACCACGGAGATTGGCTGACCGAGGTCGCGTCGTGGGCTGTAACCGCGACTTCAATCAGACGGCTGTTGGGGCACTGGATGATGTTCGCCCCGTTGAAGGTGCCGATGATCATTAGGGTTTCCTCTTCGCTATATCTTGCGTTGCAGCGATCGCCTGCCTCACCGCTTGCTTCCTGCTGTGCTCAATCGCGGCCTGAACGTACGCCGCAGTCTGCGCCGGGTTGTTGCTCTGGCGAGCGTCGACGTTGTAGTGGTAGTGCGTGTCGCCTCCGCCCATACCGCCCGGCTGGTTGTACTTCTTCGGTACGACGGCCTCACCTTGATGGACCATTGCGAGCATGTCGTGCGGGACGTAGTCGGTTCCCACATCCAGGAACGGGATAGCGAGCTTGGCATAGCTCATAAGGGTTTTCAGCATGGAAGGCGGGGATGCGCCGCCCGCGAGGGAGACGTCTGGCATCGCTGGACTATTCGCGCCAAAGAGCGACTGCCCCAGCGCGGCGGAGCCAGTGTCAGCGCCCGGCATCACAGTGGAGGACAACAACGGAGCGAAGTCCGCACCCGGAGTCCGCGGCGATAAGAGGCCAGCCAGTCCGTTGGGCATGGCGGAGACGTTCGGCGTCGATGGGCCCTTCGCGCCAAAGGGGGACTTGCCCAGCGCCGCCGCGCCAACCTCGTGCACATAGAGCGCCGCGGTCGCACTCGATCCATCTCTCTTGCCGCCAAGACCAGGGACGCCTAACTTGCCCAACATCTTCAAAGTCGTCCCTTCGCCGTACTTGAGACCCTCCCCCTCAGCATCTTTCCCCATAGCCAAACCCATCGCCTTGAAGCGATGAGATCCCGGCTTGCCGGGGTTCAGGATGGCATTGTTGACGCTGCTGAGGGCGCTGTCGACGAGATGCTTCATCAGCGCTGCATTGTCCATCGCCGCTGCCGTGAGCTCCTGCAACGCAGCGACAGCGCCGCCGACCGCCGTATTCGAGAACTCTTCCCACTTATCCTGCATGGCCTGCAGTTGGGCTTGGCTCGTCGCTGTAGCGATCGCGCCCTGCACCGCTTTCTGCTGCGCCTCATTCTCCGGCTTCTGCCGCTCATAGTCCTTGCCGTTGGGATCGAAGTTCTTAGCATCGGCCTTGAGGTCGGCGAGGTCCTGCTGCAGTTGGGCGATCTTTGCAGCCGAATCGGTGGCGTGAACGCCCGTCATCACCTGGGCGGCATCGCCCTTCGACATCGCGCCCGTCTTAACGCCATGCTCCGCCTGCAGCGCCTTGATCGCCTCCTGGCTCTTGACCATCAAATCGTTGTTCTTCGCGATCTCGGCGTTGTAGACCTTCCAGCGCTCGCCGGTGCGGGAGACGTCCTCGGCCTGCTCGCGCAGCCGTGCATTGAACGCAGCCATCGCCTCGTTCGCTTCCTTCGGATCGAGGTTGGCGGTTTCGTTCGACTCCTTCTGGAACTTGAGAATAGCCTCGTGCGCTGCCTTCGCGCCCTCAACGGCGAGCGACGCCTGCTTCGCGACGATGGCGTCGTACTGTTCCGAGCCCTGCTTGAACGCGTCGATGCGCTGCGACCAGAAGTCGTACTCTACCTTGACCGATACATTAGTCTGCTGCTTCATCTGGTCGAGATCGGCGGTGTAGCCCTTCAGCCGCTGCTCGCGGGCCTTGTTCGCCGCGGCCTCGGCCTTGGCCGCGCTGCCGGGATCGCCGCCAGTCCCCCCAAACCCTCCATCGCCGCCAGTCCCACCCCCGGACACCACGGCGGGAATGATCGGCGAGCTTCCGCTCTTATTGCCTTCCACCATCGCCTCGCGAAACTCCTGGGCTTTGGCGTCCAAACTCGCAGCCAGATCCAACATCTCCCTTCCCGATGAGGTAAGCCTTCCACCATCCCCAAGCGCCGCCAGTTCTACGGTGCCGCTCGCCAGCCCATAGGCTGCCGCCGCCGCAAGGTTCATGACTGCTGCCAACCTCTCCCCCAGGCTGGTGAATACGGACATCGGACCAGCGCCGTTGGAAAGAGCACTCATGAACTGGTTCAGCCCAGGCGTCAACCCATCCGTGAACGCGAGCTGCGCGCCCAAAACCTTCTGCTGCATATCTTTCAAGCGCTGATTCGTTGCAGCCAGCGACTCCGCCGTCTGACCGTCCAGTTGCACCCCTGCCGCAGCAGCCTTCGCACGGAACGCGTCCCAGTTGTTGCCAAGCTGCAGGATGGTGGGGATCTGCTCTGCACCCGCCTTGCCGAGCAGCCCGGTGGCCAGCTCCACGCGGCGAATAGGATTCTCCGTATCGGCCATCGTCGACGCGAATTTCTTGAACGCGATCTCCGCGCCGTCCGAGCGGCCAGCCAGCTCCGATGCATTGAGGCCGAGGGACCTCATAAAGGACTCAGCCTTCTTATCCCCCTCCGTGGCTGCAGCGATAGTCTTGTCCATCTTTGCGACAGCCGAACTCATCTTATCGAAGTCGCCGCCCGTGATCCCCGCCGCATAATGCAGCGTGGAGAGCGTGCCAACCGAAAGCCCCGTCTTCTCACTGGCGCGCTGAATCGCTTCGCCGAAATCGAGCGACTCGGTGACCGCCTCCTTCATCTTGCTGATCAATTCGCCGATCGCTGCAACCGAGGCGAGGCCCTTCAGCATCGACGACATATTCATGCCGCCGCCATTCTTATTACCGCCGTTGACGGCCTTCTGCGCCTCCGCCGTGGCGCGCAGCTGCGTCTGCAGCCGCTGGTGCGCGGCGGCCATCGCCTGGATCCCCTGGCCCTCCGACACGTAGCCGGAGGCAGCAATCTTCTGAGCACGAGCAAAGTCCGCATACGCCTCGCGCTGCTTCTTGAGCGCGTTGACGAGTGCGACACTCTGCTTCGTGACCGCATCGCCGATGAACTGGGAGGCAAACTTCTGCGCGTCCGCGCCACGCTTGGCCGCCTTCTCCGTGGCCGCACCCGTGGCCGTGGCCTCTTTGGCGGACTTCGCCATCGCCGCATCGAACTGCGCGTTATCCGCGAGCAGCCGTGCTGTAAGGTCCATGTTTCCCATCAGCGCAATACCTCTTTGAACGACTCGCTCAAACTCTTCTCGATCGCTTCGCCAGCAGGAGCAATGCTGGCCTCAAACGCGGGGCGCAGGAACGGATGCGCGGGAACATCTACGCCAGCCGTGCCAGTGCCGCGCGACTTGCCGTTACCCAGCAACTTCAGATAGCCGCCCGATACCTGGCGATGGCCGTACTCCACGAAGCGAGCGACATACGCGACTTTCGAGTTGGGGCCGATGATGGCCTCAATCGGATTGTCGCTTGCTGGCACCGAAACGGTGATGTGCGACTTCAGCGCCCCGGGCTCGAGCGAATCCGAACCGGGCGTCTTTCCATCCAGCATCGGGGCACGCTCGATCATGGCTTGCTGAATAACCTTGCCGCCCGCACGCAGCGCCTTCTTCATCTCCGGGCCAGCCATGTCAACGCGCGCTTTTTCCAGCTTCGCGACCAGCTCTTTCATGCCCTTTATTTCAAAATCCATCACAACCTCCGGGCAATAGAAAAGCCGCCCGAAGGCGGCTTGTTTTATCCGTGCTGGGGATGCTTAGCTGCAGGCCCCCGCCGTTGCATGTGTCACCACACGTCAACGCTGATAGGCACGACGCGATAGGTCCATTTACCGCGCGGGGCTGAATTCATCATCTCAAACGCATAATCAGTATGCGGCGGAATGTTGGTTGTGCTCGCCGGCCAGAAATCCGATGAAAACGCAACGGTGCCGTCCGGATTGAATGCGGTCCACTTGAGTCGCACGCCGGCTGCGGATGCACAATGGCTCGTTACTATGCCGGTGAGCTTCGCCTCATCGTATTCGACGGCTGCCTTGGTCTTTGACAGCGAGAAATCGGCCGCAGTGCAGGATTGCGCCTTCGCCTGCACCTGCTCGATAGCATCCGAGGACACGTCACTGCCCGCGTGATTCGACCATTGCCACGCGTAGTAACCGAGAGTCAAAACCACGAAGACGTAGATGGCTTTTCGCATGCCGCGAATTATACCACCGCCGCTTCAGTCTCCTAGCCCGATCAGAGCTTCGAAATCAGCCTCAGAGATGATGCGGATAGGTTTCCCCTTAGCCGCCAACTCACGCGCCTTGGCGTGCGAGTGACTAACCTCCGCACCATTCAACACTCGGGCATCCTGATTACCAACAATAAGTATCGTCGTGTGCTTCGTGACACCTTCCATCACCTCACAGCCCGCTTGTGCGGCCAGAGTTGCAGCCGTACGCCGCAGCATACTCAGCTCGCCCGTAAATACGACGACCTCCCCGAATAATGGGCCTTCCCGGTTTACTTCCACGGACGCGCCGCCCAGGAAGACGGGCTGCTGAACCCTGCGGAACCAACCATCTAGATCGATTCCAGTGTCCAGAATCGCTCTCGCTAGAATTTCTCCGGAGCACCGCGCATCTTCGAGCGCATCGTGATGTTTGAACTCAATCCCCAAATATCGCGCTATAAACTTCAGTCCATAGCGCTGATCCGGATACGCCCTGCGCACCACTCTTGCAGAGTCGAGCCAGCGGCACGGAATAGCGGGAAACCCCGCTGCCGCGCACGCACGATCCAGACTGATTCGATCGAACGGCGTATGGCTAACGACAATTTTGTCAACCAGCAGATTCAGGACGATCGGATAAATCTGCTTAAATGTCGCTGCTTTCGCCGCGATCTCTGCCGTGATGCCATGTATGTCGACATTGACGTCGAGGAAGACGTCTTCGGGATTCACCAGCGTGTTTACACCATCAACATAATGGCCGCCCGCAAAAGACGCGATACCGATCTGGCAGATACTGGAGTGCGACTCGTTTGCTGTTTCAACATCCACACATAAGAAATCCATTCAACCCGCGCAGCCTCCGGCCTTCATGCGCAGAATTTTATCACCGCATCAAGATCTACTCGGCAAGGAATTCATGACGCTCCTGTATTCGTCCGCGATGGCCTGACGGTTGCGCCGACGCTTTGGTCGGCCGCCGCCATGGCTGTGCTTTACCAGCAGCGACGGCATGAAATCTTTCGGGTCCACTGGATTTTTGAACTCGCGGAAGCCCGTATTGCCGACCATCGCGATCAACTGCGCGCACATCAGCTCGATAGTGCCATTGCGCGGGCGGTCCAGCGCCTTCAGCCGGTCGACCATCGCAAAAAACTGGCAAGGCGCCAAGCTGCGCAACTCCTCCAGCGACATCCCCAGATCCACGCGAGCGACCGTGAGGATGTACTCCCAATACTCCTCCCGCCCTATTCGGCGGGTGTGAGAGGGTCCGATGCACCGCCCTCAGTCTTCTTCGGCTTGGGCATCGAGAGTACCCAGAGCTGCGCGATCGCCTCGCTGATCGGGGCCAGCGTCGGGTAGGTCACCAGCGACTTGAGATGCTCGATGCCGAGCTTGGAATGGAAGCGTTGCGCCGCGATCACGAAGAAGGTGCGTAGCGCAGATGCCGAATTGAATTGGAGACAAGTGAGCAAGCTGATGTCGTGATGTCCCGCCGCGATCAGCTCCGCTTCGGTGTCGATCAGCGCTCCAAAGTCGAGGCAGAGGCGAATCTCGCCGTCGGCAGTGGAGACGATGTGCGTGGGAAGCGTGGGGTCCTGCGCTGAGGGTGAAGACTTGAGTAGTTTGGGGGCTTTGCGGGTTGCCATGATGAATCCTTTGGAGGTGAGATGGGATGCGGGAGGTTTGGCGTTCTGGGGCGGCGCGCCCGCATGCGACGCCGCCCTAAACCTCGTTAGCTGCCGGGGGTGAAGGTGACGGGCCCGGTGATCTGCAGCTCGACCTCGTACGCGATGGCCTTGTTGGTCTCGACCGGCCCGAACGACTGGCCCATCACCAGCGCGTCATAGGTGTAGGCGTCGCCCTGGGCGATCTGCCCGGCCTTCTTGTTGATCGGCAGCGTGACTTTGATCATGTAGGAATTATCGCCATCATTGTAGGCGGCCACCACGGCCAACTGCCCGGCGTCGCTGCCCACCCGGTTGCCGCTGAGCTTGGGCGCTCCATTGTCGCGCATCAGCTTCAGAAACTCCTTGTCCAGCCCGGACTCCAGGTTGCTGACCTCTTCCTTGTCGAACGTGCCCTTGCCGGGGTCGGTGGTCTTGATTTCGCCCACCGGCACGTAGACCGGGGTAACGGTTCCAGAAATAGGCCCGATAGCGAAGATGGTGCCCCGCCCGGCTTGGGCAAAGCTGCGTGTGTAAGCCATGATTTGACTCTCCTTGATGCGAAATGCCGCTCGCGCGGGGTACTACTCGGTGAAGGTGTACAACAGTCGGAACTCGATCTCGGCAACGTATTGCCGGGCTTCATTCATATAAGCGTCGCGGCCCTCGATCAGGTCCGCATTGTCGAGAAAACTCCCATCGGGCAGCGTGTCGCTATACCCATTCAGCAAGACGCGCAGCGCCTCGCGCACACTGTTGGCCACCGCGTAGCCGGAGGCCGTCGCCGTTCCCACGGCGTAGCAATCGAACTGCAGCCGCAGCGTCTGCAAGCCACTGGTTTCCAGCGTCGCGTCGCTCCTTCCGCCGATCACCTTGAACACCATCGCCGGGCCATCCACACCCAGCGCCGCGCCCACGGCCTCCGGCAGCACGCCAGGGAAGATGCGGCTGGCAGTAATCGCCTGCAACCCGCTCCCCGCCTGCACAATCAGCGCCACAATGCCTTCGAGAATCATCTATTGGACTCCATTGATCTCAATGCAATACAGCAGCAGCACGCGGTCGCGCTCCTGGATGTTCTCGACGTTCTGCAGCACAAAGAAGCGGCCGCGATACAGCACCCGCTGTCCGCCCAGCAAGCTCACGTCCGGACCTGGCCAGCGAATCTTCATCACATGCGTGATCTCGGAGGAGAACTGCCCATCCTGAGAATTCTCGCGGGGTTGCTTGCTCCGGATATCGGGAACCGCGGCCCCGGTATAGATCGCTGCCCGCGTCGTCAGGAACGTATTCCAAACCTCTATCTGTCCACCCAGCGTGTCCTGCGTCGTGGCCTGCGCCTGGATCTGGATCTGCTGACGCAGCTCACCGGGGTCGATCGCCAGCGGATTGAAGCGCTGCGGCATCTTAGCTCAACCTTTCAAGTGCGCCATAGTTCAGGCAGGACGTT